AATTGCTCCTGCTGCAATATCATTCATAGCAATACCAAGCAGATTATCGGCGGTAGATTCAGCGTCCGCCTTAGCCAAAACCATTTTACCGTTATTATCAAGATTACATACTTTCCCTTTATCGATTTGTGCCCCAGTATTATTTTCTCTCTGTATAATTCGCATATCTACCTCCTTAATAGAGCTTTTACAACCCTATCATCATAATTAACTCCATTATAATTACGTTCTGCCCACAAAATAGTTTTCCCGTCAAGGTCAAGTGATAAACCCTGAGTACACCATTCGGTTGGAGCATCAAGTCTTGCTACTTCATTGAAACCACTTCCTGTCCAATGGTAACAATCACATTTTACGGGAGTACTTCCTGCATGAATATTAACATAAATATAATCATCTATCCATATAATACCATTATAATAAGGGCTCTCTCCTCCATCAGCAATTGAATAAGTAAGTTCATAATCTGCTTGCCATTCCCAGGCTGTATTATATTTAGACACATATTTATAATCAATATAGACAACCCACCAATAGCCGTCGTGGAAACAACAACCTTCGCACCAGTAATCTTTTACGACATGATAAGAGTCAGGTGTTAAGTCAGAAGCATTGTAAACTACTATCCAACTTTCTTTAGGAGTTGTATTATAATTACTTGCACCGATATACAATTTACCGTCTTTATGAAAAATATGATTAATTTGTTCTTTGGCAACCGGAGCATCAGAAGCAGTATCACGAGATGCAACTAAATTCCAATTTCTATCGAATTTATACAAAATTGTATTTACTCCCGCTATTCCTCCACCTACTGTATAATAATATTCACCGTCAGTACATACTCCTTGATGTGCATACACGTTAAAAGATGTTCTTTCAAGAAAAATAAATTCACTTACGGGACCACTGGGATTCTCTACGTATTTTTTTGTAGCAGCATCTTGGGCATTTACCGGGTCAACAACTCCGATTATTTTATGAGTTCCCATATTGAGGTCTTGGGTTTGGGTTCCCAAAGTTGTATCTGTCCCTTGGGTATGCTTCTTACTCACCGCATCATCAATATTAGCGCCACTTGATGTTATATCACTATGGCTCGCTGCATTATGCGATTCAGCATGTTTCTTATCTACAGCGTCCTTCAATTCTGCTGCCGTAGTATGGTCTGCCGTTCCATATCCAACATCGCCAAATACACTAAGAATAGCATCCCGCAAATCTTGGGCAGATATATTCTTTATCAATCCACTTTTTAAAAGATCTGCTATTTCCGCCCATGCTCTTTTTGTATCAGCCATAATATAATTCCTTTATATTATTATATTTTACCCAAAACTTTCATCAAAACTTTCATCAAAACTACTTTCAAAACTATTAACTGTTTTTATTGCGAATTTTAATGTCACATCAGCGCGGCATTTATTACCCTTCAGATGCTTGAATATTACTGGATCAGTAAGGCATACAACGTCATAAGTCGTCGAATCTATAGTTAATTGCTTGACTTTCGATGGAAGAAAAATAGTCATAAACCATTCTGAAAGTGTCAAATCAGTATAAAAATGTACGGTGACTATCTTCCGTTCACTGTGCCAGCCTTCGATGAGTGTACCATTGATTGTCTCTTCTATTTTACCGCCAACTGTCTGAAATGAATAAACGACAGACAGACAACCAATTGTCTTATCACTTGCGCCGGCAATAAATGTCACGCTATTAGATGTATTAAGCATCAAGTCACCTTTACCAATTCCATGCTGATCTTGTCCGCCAGGAGATCAATACTGGCATTCCTGGCGCGGTGATAACCGCCGTCTAATACAAACCGCTTCGATAGATCGTCGTACGCCGATATATCCTTTAGTTGTACTTTAAAGATATGAGCAGCTGTTAAAAAGAAATCTATATAAACATTGCCAATCAACGCAATCAACAATTCAACTTTATAACGAGGGTGTATTGTTACTCCGAACCCCATTTCAATCCAATACTCTAATGCTGTATTTACATCTACACCAATGTCATAAAAAGACACGTTTGTTTCCGTAATGCCATCCCTAACCATTGATCGGTCATTATCCCCGCCGTCTTTATTGTAAAATAACACGTCTCCAGTTTCAATCTCATTCACGAGAAATGACGCCTCACTATCAATTAGATTATCGGTATCACCGCCACTGGGCTTCTTATCGCCTGGTTGATATGTAGATCCGTCACCGTCAGTATAGACCTTTTTTAAATAGGTATGTTCACGGTCATAATTAAGGTTCGTTTTATCTGTGTTCTTAGTCCCTTGTTCAACGCTGAAATCCATTGAGGCTACCGGCATTCCATCTCCGACCACAACAGCCGCATATACGTTCACATAGCCGATAACATTCTGATTATCAATCTTATCCAATTTCATAATATTCGAATCCGCAATACTGAGAGTCGAGCCGCCATTTCTAAGCACAACATAGACCTTGCCCTTTAATATGTATATAAAACACCCGAAATCAAGCATAAAGGTCTTTAAAAACTCAATACAAGACGTAGCTGTTGACAATCCTGTGATTTTAAGCGCATCAAGGTTATAACTGTTTCCACAATCCTCGTCAATTTCAAGATTGCTGTCGATACTAACATCACCACCGCTGAATCCGATCAATGCGAATATATTATCGAGCAATGTCCCTATAATGATCCCGTCGGTATAACTGGCGTCGTTTAAGGTTTTGTTGTTCTTCCACAGATAAGCCATTGCATCTACAAAACCAAATGTGATGTTCTTATATTTTAGTGTGCCGGATTCAATGTAATAATCAGACTTCCGGATACTTGCCCAATTCAGAATCCCTCTCCAGTATAATGATCCATCCATGATAATATCTAAAAATATTTGATCTGTATAGTCTTCCGAATCAAACCAACTCAGCATAGTTTCTATATCTGTATGATACTTAAATGTGATTTTTGTCGATGCAAAACGGAATTTACTATTCCCGGAATCCACCTCTAACGGAATATTGATCGGTTTGACATTATGACAATGCGCATTAATATTAATATTGGTATCAGGCACAGAGTCAGTCCATAATTTGAACCTTAAACTTCCGCTGGAAGTGACATAGCTCCCCGTCTGACTCGGAAACCAATATGTCTTATGTATACCAGCCATTACAAGTCCTGCGCCTCTAATACTTTATTCCCGTTCTCTACTATAACAGCCATCTCAGCCGCATCGATATCAACCCTCAATTCCTTCCCCAATATTGCCTCTTTGATTTCAGTTATCCTATCTTCAAGGGCTTCTAAGCGTAAATTAACAGGCTCTAAATCAACTATTAAATTGCTATTAATATTACTCACATTCGCCGTAGAACCGCCGGTATCGAACGCAAATGCCGGTTGTGGTATATCAACCCCCGGGAATGCAACCTGACTCAATATCTCTTTGGTCTTCTGAGGAAATGCCATAATCTTTGTCAGCAGTCCCGTTCCGAGTATCCGCGTCGCCGGTGCATTGACAACAAATTCTTCACCTTCTTCATTAACCTGGATCGTCTGCTTACCGCCCCGCACAGGACCACCTTGCGCAAACCCCTTCCGAAAAGAATTAATAGCCATAACAGTAGCCCCAATCGCTGCTACTGCCAGGGGAATTCCAAACGGACCTAATGAGGAAAAAAAACTAAAAATAGATCCTGCCGCCGCCCATATACTAATCGCAACCTTTTTTGTCGCTGCCCATATATCCAAGGCAATCATCCGCAATATAGAATCTGAATGTGATTTTTCTATAGCCTTATCGGTAGTTTCCTGCACGATTACTTCGATAGCCTTCTGTTTGATCCAGTTTGCCGTCATATCTGCGACTGCTCCAATGAATTGTCGTTTCATTGTTTCCCAGGCTTTTTTAAGGCGCTCATTGCCTTTCATTGTAGTGTCGGTCAGTGAATATACAAATGATCTGTATCCACCCAGCATCGAATCCAATATAGCCATTTCAAATTGGCTTTGTTCAAGCGTTTTCTCTGTTTTCCAATCCCAATACGCCTGATCCAACTCCTGCTTAGACATATTCTTTTGTTCAGCAATAATCCGCTCAGCCTCAGCCTGGTCCATACCGGCAGTAAGCAATCTTTGTAATTCAGCGGCATATTGTGAATCTATCTCATTATTACGCCATTCATAATAGCTATCATCCTCAAATTTCACCTGGTTATAATAATCACTATAACCGCCCATGATTGTAGCATATTTTTCTTTTTTTGCCGCTATTTCTGCTGTATCTAATGCTGTCTCTTGCTCTTTTCTCCAGTCCAGTAATTTTTGATATGCCGCTTTAAACTCCGGAGTGCCTTTCTCAAATGTCGCTGCCAGATTGGCTTCTTGCGCTTCAAACTCGATCTTTATCTTCTGACGTTCGGTCATTTTCGATTCGTCATAAGCCTTCGCCCATGATTCCCAGGCGGCTTTAGCCTTCTTGATAGTGGCTTCCTGCTCGGCTGTAAGTTCAATCGCCGTCTCGGTAGCGCTTGAAACTTCCTCTACTGCTCCGGTAACTTCTTTCACATCGATCTTGGCAGCCTGCCAGATTTCTTTTGATTTTGCGCCCAGTCCATCGAAGGTGTCCAGTAAGGTCCCGGCGTTTGCCTTAACGTCATCCATAGCGCCCTGGAAGCCTGTAGTGATCCCTCTTTTTGCAATCTCAAAAGCCCCGGCAAAATCACCGCTTAACAGTAATTTCCAGGCGGTCCCGATATTAGTGAATACTTCCTTGACTGTCTCCCAGAGTATCTTCCATGGTAACGTGACAATGTCAATTGCCAGCGATCCAAAATTCACCAGTCCCTGACCAAACGCCTTGATATATTCCCATGTAATTTGGATGGAGGCTTTTGCATATTCCCATGCCTGACGCCAGCCGCCGATTTTCTGAACTCCTATATTAAGAGCTACTCCCAATGCAACTAATCCCGCTATAATAGCCACAACTGGATTGGCAAGTAATGACAGATTCCAATTGATAGTTGCTATTTTCGCCGCTACTAATCCAAGCGTAATTGCTCCGAGTGTAATTATTATTCCCTGAAATACTGCCTGGTTTTCATTGAGATAAGTGACAATATTCGACATTATGGACATAACAGGAAGTAGGGCTTTTTTGACCATATCACCTATTTTCTCTTTTAGATCCCCGACGATATTAGTGTATTGAATTATAGCACCGGCACCCGTCTTAGTTTCTTCTTGTGCCAACTTAAAACCGTCTGCCATATTTCTCTGCAATATCGCCATTTTCTCGGCTTCTGTCTTCGCCGATCTGAGCTCCGGTATGTAACGCTGTAATTGTGTGAAGTTGCCCTGGTATGCCAGCGCTATGCCCTTTAGAGCCAATTCCTGAGACAATCCCGCATCCTTGAATGCCGATGCTAATCCAATTGCTCCCTGTGTAGCTTCTATAACTTTATCCTGGGAAACTTTCATATTGACGGCTAATCCCATCAGCATTTCAGATTGCTCATCTCCGACGGTTGTCACCTTCTGAATAGCCGATGCTGTATCTTTTAGTTTCTTAAAATATGCGTCGGTATAAATCCCCTTGATTTTCAGCGTATTGATCAGGCGGTTATCAGCTTGCTCCTGCATATTGCTTGCCGTGACCCAGCCGCCGATCACGCCCGTAACCTTCCGAATACCCATCGTGATAGCGCCCACGGCAATGCCCATGCTGGCAATCGAATCGGTCAGTGATTTTGCGCTGCCGGTGAATACCGTATTATGCTTTTTAGGGACCTTCTTAACCGCCGCTTCTGCTTTGCCAGCCTCGGTCTTAATCTTCTTACCATCAGCGTCTAATTTGACCTCCTGCTGGGCTTCCTTGCGGAATTGATCATAGATGCCGTCAAGTTTCTTGATCTCATTTTTAAATGCCGATTCATCGACGTCAACCCGTATCCCAGAAGCGATTTCAGTGAACTGCGTCCTGAATGATTTCCCCATATTCAGCGCACTCACAAGCCCCTTGGAAAAAGGCTTTAAGTCAAGCGTCATCTGTATTTTTAATTCAGCCATTCAAATGCTTTCTAATTCGGTCTTCAACTGTCCCGGTACAATTCAAATAAAGAAAAGTGACTGCATCGATCAGGTCAGCCTCGGCGCAGTCACGGTAACTTCCATACCCCAATTTGATTAAATTTGAAATCATCCGGTCATATACATAATCATCCATGATTGCTGTGTTTGGGTTATCAATTAAGAAGTCCGCTTCAATGCGTTTTATTTCGGCAAATTCGCGGACAATTGCCCCAAAAAACTTTGGATACCCTCACTGATCAACGCCAGGTCAACCTCTTCCAGATCAACGTCCTTGAAATCCTTCACGAAAGAAACTTCGAGAATCTCTTTAAGCGCCTTCGAGTCGCAAAATACATTAAAAGTCTTTTCGGCGATAACAACTTCATCAGACTTAAAATCCAGTAAGCCGTTATTCTTATAAACCTTCAATGCCCGCGGTGTGACCTTCTTCAATTTTAACTTATTCATCTCCGGCATATCGCCTCCTTATAATTTATTCGCTATGCGCTTGTAATCTGTAACTGACTGTCAGCGCTACTGATAAGCGTAATGGGCAAATACCACAATTCACCGCCTTTGAAAGCCGCATCCAGATTCCCTTGCATGAACATCCATGAGGCGGTCCATGTCTCAACTGTTGCACCATCGCTCTGACGAACCTTGAACTGACAATGATAAGTTGGCAAGACGTAGCACCTGGTAGACTCCACAATTGCATCTGTCACAGCAGTTTCATCATTTAATGTCTTTTTCAGCAACGCCAGGTCAGCGCCCACTAATACAGCTTTGATCTCGATTTTTGCGCCAATGTCAATCTTGCTATCCGGTTCCTCGGACTGCGAAGTAATTACATCTAAGATATGCGGATCGATTTTCACCGATACGCCTTCCTTCTGAACCGTGTTAGCCGCTGCTGCTTCCACCGCTGTAATTACCGCAGCCATATCCGCTTCGGAACTCGAAGCAACGTATTTCAGATCATATCCATTAATTCTTTCCACAATATTTCTCCTTCTTTTATGTTGCTAAAATATAACCGGTGAGGACTTCATCCGCCTCGGTAAGTAACTCAAAATAATCCGGGGTTAACCCGTCATCCTCGCCGTATAGCGTTTCTTCCACTAATATTTGAAGTACGCTGGTATCGGTCGATTTTACCGTCAGCGGAACATAGCCGATTTCGCCGCCTTTAAATTGCAGATCCCAATTCTTTTCAACAGTGCAATTGCTCAGGAAGAAATGCTTGTCAGCGCTGCTTGACATCTTCACGCTGAACCGTACATCCTGTCTGTCAATCAGGTCCATGACGCCGAGTCGGTCAGCCGGTCGCAATACCACGCCCTCTATCACCGCCTTGATCTCTACAGTCGCTCCAACGTCGATCTTCTGATATGTTTCCTCCGAGCCACTGTGGATCACATCAAGAATATGCGGATCAACCTTAAAATTGAGCCCTTCCTTTGCCAGGTTGTAGGTGGTCCCGACAAACAGATTGCCGACACCGGCAATCTCAATCTGCTTAGCGTGCAGCCATTCAGACATTCAAAACCTCATGCGCTTTAGTAATCGCGGCGTCGGCAAAGGCGTCATAGTCTTTCCATTCTGTGGACAATTTTGACATCCGCCCCATCTTGAATTCATCATTAGCGCTGTATTTCGTGCGAATAATCGCCTCTACAATCGCCTCTATAGTCTTCTCCGGAACCCAAACCTGGTCATATTCATACCAGGTTTCCATTTCGCCGGATTCATTGACCACCTCGACGGTGCGCTCATTGTAATTCAACATCCAGCCTTTTTTGTGAGGCTGGAACTGTGTTTGCTGATTTGGCGTTTTAATAGTCATGTATCACCTATGTTAATGAATAATATCGGTTAATTTTCCGTATCGTTGCCAGAAATGGCAGCTCGTGCTCATACTTTTCCATCTGATCAATAAGCACGTCGCTTCCGGTAAATATCACATATTTCTTTTCGCTGATCTCTATCTGTAATGTGAGATATTTTCCACTTTCATTTTTACTGTAACGGCTGTCTTTGATTGAATATGCCAATATCGCGACTTCCTTGTTTAGCACATCGTCAATGCGCATCTTATCACCGTCCAGTACTTTCTCTTTTGAAAAATCCGAATATCGCTTCATACAATCCCTTGGAGCGGATTACGGCGGTACTTACATACCTGCTTAACGATCCAAAATAGATTATCATTGATATAAGCATTAAGCAGATTCCGGCAATTGGCGTATTTCATCCAGCCCCAATAACTCATCACGCTATTAACAATTTGGCTATATTTCATCTTTGACCAGTTGCGCTCAATGGATATCATTCTCGATTTAAACTTTGTCGCAATGCTTTTTCTAAGCAGCGTATATCCGTGAAAAAATCTGTATCCAAGAAAATCAATGCCGCGGCTGTCAACCGGAAATACCTGCCAGTTATCCTTCAGGTTTATTTTTAATTCCTGTTTTAAATAAGTCTCAATTTGTTTTTGTAATTCGTGCAGAGCGGTTTTTGATTCATCCATAATCACAATATCGTCACAATAGCGATAATAATAGCGGACTCGCTTCTGTTCTTTAATCCAATGATCCAGTTCCGATAGGTATAAATTTCCGAAATACTGACTTAGATAGTTGCCGATCGGCAATCCCTTTGTGCTATCTATTATCTCACTCAGTAGCCACAATAGATCCCGGTCTTTAATCTTTTTCCGAATTACACGCTTTAGGACCTTGTGATCAACCGACGGATAGAACTTCTTAATATCCATTTTAAAACAATATCGAGTCTTAACCTTATCCCGTAATGCTTTTTTAATCCGCCTTACTCCGTCGTGAATACCTCTGCTTTTTATGGAACTATATGTATCCCTGATCAATGTCGGAAACCAGATCGGCTCCACGACCTGCATAATGCAATGATGAATGATACGATCTGGAAAGTAAGGAAGTTTGTATATTTCACGAATTTTCCCATTATCAGTCTTTTTGGAAAACACCTTATAAGGCGAATTTTCAAAGGTTTTGTTTTTTAACATATCATAAATCATTTGAAAATATTTCTCCGGATCAACATCAACCATCTTAACTTCCCTGTAGTGGGTTTTACCCTTCCGGGCGTTATAGTGTGCTTTCCGGATATTTTCCAGATCATAAATTTTGTTGAATAGATTTCCGTAGCGTTTCATTATTTCCTTGTTTGCTTATGTCACCTCTGGTTCTTCGATCCCGATTCATCAGGACTACCAAACCAAATGAGGCTCTGCTTTGTATTTTGCCAAGAGGCAGGGTCTCCATGCAGATCGTAATAATAAGCATAGACGCGTGCCGATATTGGAATTGGCATTCGACGAATCGTTATTCGAATTCACGTAGAAAACGCCAGTTTTGCCACTGTTATTCGCATTACTGCCGACATGAACGACACGTTTTGCATGAAAACCTCAATTTTCAAAAAACATCGCGTACCGTTTACCGGCAAAGACGCGCGCCGACATCGGAAATGGCAACCGACGAATCGTTAAACGAATTCACGCAGAAAACGCCAGCCTTGCCACCGCTAATCGCATTACCGCCGACAAGAACGACACGGTATCCGGAATTCGGACCCGTATCAAAACAGGTATAATAATAATCACATACTTTTGTCGTTTCTGAACCAGCAGTAGCTTTCGGTAAGAATCCTAATTTCGTTGCTATTAATGCCGATATATATCCACTAACTTCAGCCAGCGTATCATTCGGAACTACGTCATGGTTAGTAATAGTGTCATCGGCAAAGTTAGCCGGATCATCGCACAGAAAAGCGTAAGAAGCGTAAGCATCCCCGCCGAGCGGATCATAATTGCGAATGTTAATACCATCCAGAAATTGCCATATATTGCCGAAAATATCTTCAATTCCTCGATATGATACATAGTCGCCTGAATTACCACTTGTAGTACTCTGCCCGCCGCTGGCATTACCGTCACCATTAGACTTCCCGGTAGCGGCGATACAAGTTGCAAAATTCCATGAAGCAAATTTCGTATTACCGGCGCTGATCATAGCCTGTATATTGAAGTCGGCATATTCGGTGATATACAATAATTGCACAGCGGCTTCGAGAGAATAATTCAATTGATGCCATCCGGATCCACGCGCCTCAGCAGATGTACGGAAGGTCGCTCTCGTTTCATTCGTGATCGGCTTTTTCCCGCTGATAGAACTCAGCTTATCTCCGGCTGCATATTGAGTGCCGCCACCATCGCCGTCTATATAGGCAGACGCTGTAATGTCATATAAGACGCCCGGATAAGCTCCGAAATATCGATAATCATATTCGGTTGCGCCTTTTCTGAATGCGGGATGTAATTCAAATCCTGCCCGCTCCACAGGTGATACCCAATAGCGATGTTTGCTACCGTCCTTTTCGTATTTATACCAGAACTTCGGAATCTCTACCATCACTTGCCCATCGGAACCATCCAGATTAGCAGGTGTAACGCCATCTTCTTTGTAGTTGCTGTTTCCCGGGGATAGATAATATTGTACCTCCCCTGCATCATTTACAACACAACGTTTCATATTAGCCTGAATAGGTAGTAAAATATCATCCAGTGTTTGGCTGCATGGAAACCCAGCCAGCGCTCCGATACGGGAATATGTATCTAACGATTCATCCCATTCTACACCATAAGCGCCCTGCTCATAGGAGCCAAGCAAAACATTCCCTATCCGCGATCTCTTGGTATTACCGCTGTCTTCGCTGTCAATTAAAACCACCTGGTCATAAGCGACCGGCAATGATTTCTCTGTCAATGCTGATAATTTCGTACCCACTATGAAACCTCATTATATCTGCGTTCAATTATTAATTCAACATCTTCGCCTTCTTCAAAACAGGACGCGAACGCCGCCCAGTCTTTAGGGTGAATTGTCAAACAGGCTTTTGATCCGCGCCAGATATCTGACCAACCTACATGAATATCCACATGATCGGCATACTGATTTCCACCCTGATTAGGATTCGGGCATATCGTCGGTATCCTGCCATTATTTTCAACATCGAATCCCGGCTTGCCGTTGTGTGCGGTCATAGAGAATCGCGCCCGATAGGTCCCGGAAGCGACCGCCCCGGCGTAATCGGAAAGTTTTTGATCGTGATCTTTCGGGTTAAGCGGATTGGGCCAGGTAGAGCCCCGCAGCCGGGCGAGAACATTATCACCTTTTGTAATAATATATACCTCTGCGAGATAACCAATTTGGCTCCATCTGCCTTCTTCCTGAAAACGTATTCTTTTCACTTTTCCCTCATTACGTCTGCTACTTTTTTCATACCGGGAACAAGTATATCAATCACATCCATGCACTCCATAAATGCTTTCTCAACTTCTGCCCGATCATTCACACCATCGAGATCAACAGCTTTGACAGCCTCAATTGCTTCCTTGATCTCCGGTCCAATCTTTTTCATTTTAAACAAGATACGACCTATAAAAATTAATTTAGTCCACATAATTATTACCTCTTGTTAAGCATTTTATAAATCTTTTCAATGTTCTTAGTAATATCTAAAAGTTGCTTTTGGATAAACTTATATTGTGCGTCATCCACTGCCTGTTTTTTTTCCAAATCCGAAACCCGTTTATCCATGATTTTTATGTCCTTATAGAATGTTTTCAGGACAATCAAAAAGCCTGATAATGCCAGGGTGAATACAACCTGTAATACTACAAAAGCAACCTGCCAGGGGCTCATTATTATTCCCTGTTAATCGTCTTTTATATAAAAATAGAATATCATATCAACAACAGTGTCGCTTCCGCAGCCGGTAACGCCATATATAATCAACTTGTACAGCACGGCTTTGTAATTATTGAAGTCGGCTGTTTTATAACGCACGGTTTCGAGGCTGTCTGTTGAAAATAATGTATCGACTACAAACCAATTTATATTATCATTACTGCCCTGGACATATGCCGTAAGCATCGGCTGCCCTGCAGCTGAGACATTATATAATTGATAGGGAATCGGATAAGTTGACCATGACAGATCATTATATTTTCCAAGTGAAAATACATTAGAAGTGAGCGTGTCAATTGAATCGACCGTACACGCAAAGGTCAGAGTTTTGCCGTCTGCAACGTTTGCAAATACGGCATTTGTTATCCATGCACCAGATGCAAATGATAAGGTGCACAGTAACATCAATGTCATTAATACTAAGCATAACTTTTTCATCTTATCTCCTAAATATTTATTCTTCATTTCAAAGCGGCGGGGAAAAGCAGCAGAGCCTCTCCCCGCCTGTCACGGAGGGTTTTTATCCGAAATACAAGCCGTTCAGACGGGCAATCGCCTTGGTCTTATAGAGCACGGGAACGCCGTACAACTCTATCTGACCTTTCTTAATTACCATACTGTCAGTCACCTTTATTGGCGTCACATCGATGCCTTCGGTGGTATGAAAACAGAGATCATCCAGTTCGGCGAGTTTGGTCAGATATACTGAGGTGCATACTCCGCTGGCAGTGCCTTTCGTCTCGGTCAAGGTGATACCGTTATTTCGGATCGGGTACATCGGCAGACCGCAATAATTAGCGACCGTCTTTCCAAATTCATTTTTCGACCAGGTTAGGGCGTGCATATTACGAGCGACTTCCTGCATATAAGCCCACATGTACGGGTGCATTGAAATTACATCGGGGTCGAGGTTGGCAATCTGCTGATCCAATTGCCGGAGAAAAGTCTTCTGACCGGCGGCGGAATTCAGGTCGGTGCCGTTGGTCTCTCCGAATGTGTAACTGGCGTCCACAAGATTGATCAACCCTTTGATCTTGTTGTTGGTGCCGGTGCCGTTATGAAGCAGCGCAACCAATTCCCTGGCAAAGTTCCGCGCCACACCGATCATCTTGGCCGCCTTAAGCGCCGGAATGTCATAATGGGTCTGGAGTTCCAGTTTGTCAATTGTGACCGGCAGCCCGAGCATACGCACCGTTTCACTCGCAGGCGATTTGTTTAGATCGGTGGCGGTTGAATATTCAGCGCCCTTAGCCCTTGCCTGCATGGACCCGGTCGGATCGTTTGTATTCTTATAGGCAACTGCTTCCGCTTTCGTTTTCGTGAATTCGAGATGATTCAGAAACGGTTCTGTTTTCAGGATCTCCGCAACTACGGGAGAGTGATCCTGGTCTGATTTTGATACTGCTCTGAGTTTCATAATTTATTTCTCCTTCAATTATTAGTTGGATCCCTGGGTACGATAATACGCGGCCAGGGCTTCGACGGGTTCGATCTCCCGCTGTGGAATTTGCGGAGCCGGTTGCCTCGTGGCTACCGCCACAGGCATATTATCGATAATAGCCTTCACGCGATCGAAGTCTTTTTCCGCCATTGCGATCATATTATCTTTCATCGCCGGAGCGACTTTCATATCTGCAATACCGGCTTCGACAAGTGCAGTTGCTTTCGCTTTCACATCGCCGGATTCGATTGCTTCGATTTTCTGTTGCAAGGTCGCCAACTGGGTTTTCAGATCATCACTGTTGACTACAGGCGGTGTTTCCGGTGGTTTCAGTTTGTCGATCACTTCCTGATCGGTTGCCGTTTCCGGCAGTTTCAGTTCGACGCGAATGTTCTTTGCAAATTCATTGCGCACATTCAGGCTTGCCGTGACCTGCTCATCAGTAGCAGCTTCCGGCAATCCCAGCAGAGTTCTCAGTTGTTTAGGATCCATTTCGTTTCCTCCTTCGTTATGTTTTTCCGCTAAGACCAGGGAGTCGATTATCACATCCTGAATCCTGTTTTCGGTCTCACCGGCTTTGAATACTTCGTCACAAAATCCTTTTTCCTTCGCAGTTTCAGCGGTGTACCAAGACTCGTCATCCATTATTGCCGTTATATCATCTTTCGACAGCCCGGTCTTATCCATGTATGCCTGGCTTATCGATTTCTCGACCACCTCTAATTTTTTCTGCGCTTTTTCCATTTCCCGCCGGTCGCCGTAAGCGCCGGTAATGGGATTATGAATCATCATATAGGCATTTTCAGCCATGCGGATTTTCGCTCCACACATGGCAATTACGCTGCCCATGCTGGCTGCCAGCCCGTTAATTTCAACAGTAGGCTTCAACGGTTTCAAAATATTGTAGATTGCAATGCCACTGAATACATCACCGCCTTCGGAATTGATATAGACAACGAAGTCTTTAACACCGTCATCCAGCAGCGCATTGACCGATTCCTGAATCTTGACCGGATTGACCGCGTCACCGCCAACATAGCCGTATATGTAGATATGCCCGATTTTCTTACTCATAATACTTTCTTGAATAGTTATTAAGACTTATTAATACCTTATTAATTTTGATTGTTTTGCCGTTACCGGTATAATGTGTTTGATTTTGCATCTTAAACGCCCTGCCGCGGTTTAAACAAAAGTCGAATAAAATCCTGGCTGTGCGGTAATATAGCCCGCGCCAGAGCCTCATCTTTGCTTTTCAGGTACAATCCGAAATCCTTGATCACGTCCATGCCGATGCTTACAATTGTGGAATTCGGCGAAATCTTATAAGCCATTGCCTGGAGTTTCGACATCCGGTCAACCTCGGCGTCGGTTAGATCACGCTTTTCTTCTTCCGCTATCTGCATTATCCTGGCTATCCTGTCCCGGAACTTCTGTGCCAGCGCAATCGGTGATATGACGAATGCGGCTTTTTTGGAATCCCATTCCTCTGCCCGTTTCCAGCGATGCAGTGTCTTTTCCGGAATGTCGAAAAGGTCCGACAATTCCGGGATAGACAAGCCCTGTTGAGTGTAGAGTATTTGTGATTTTGCTCTATGATCGGCTGAATAAGCCATGCGTTTCCTTCACTATCTGCCGGGAATTTGGCAGAGTAAAGAAAACTATCTAAGTGAAAATGAGTAAGTTACCGTATTGATTAGAGGACTTTGAAGTCGGTTTTGTGGAGTTTCAAGCGAATGACATAGAAGTTTTTGCTATTGAGCAGCGTGTCATCATCGCCGATGCTGTATTCATTATTCATAATCAGGGTTTCCAGCGTGTCGAGGATGGTCACGGCGTCATCCTCACGCTGCTGAGGATCCGCATGATGAGTCACGATCAGCAGCTCAAAGCGGTATTCTTTTTTCGTGTGTGAAGTAATACCTTGCTCGATGCGTTTAGTGCCGTCATAATAGACATAAATCGCCGGGACCTGGTTTTGAAGTTTCGGCAGATCACCGATTTGTCCCTTATAGTGTTCGGCGGTTTTAATACCCAGGGCCGCCAGATTAGTTGTGATCAATGCTAATAGCGTTGTGCGTTCGGATACGGTGCTCATTCGGTTGCCTCCACTGCATCCGGGATAGTCCAGTCCATTTCCCTTGTTTCGGAATCCAGCACCATAGATCGATTATGCGTGAGTGTAGCGGTGCTGAGTTTTACGCCCATCGAGCCGGAAGCAACTTTTTGCAGCTGTTTCAGGGTGCTGTGATAATCTTTTAGTACCGGATCGTCTTTGTCGATTTCCATTTTCCGGGACTTGAGCAGATAGATAGCAATATCCTCGGTCCAGGCTTTCACTATCTCTGTTGGCGATGTGATCGGCGTGGTGACTTTTTCGGAAAGATAGCCGTCAATGATGCCCTCGGCTTTGGCTATTATTGCCATAACGGTTGCCTCTGTAACGGTTCCCGCCCCGGTATCATCCGTCCAGAAAATCAATGTCTTTTCAGATACGCGGTTGATAATATTGGTTTGCGTAATGTAACTCATTGGAAGATCTCCAAATTTGTGGTGAGTAATAGTTTGTTAATATCATCCTTGATAATTGCTGTTAGCTTGGATTTTTCCTTGTCGGTCAGAAAGAAAAACGGTCGTTTGACTTTGTTGATCCCAGCTCCGTCCTGGTCGTGATATTTCATAATGCGCTCGGCGTCGGCGTCCATGAACATCAATTCTACCTGTCCCCGATCTTGAAAAACGACATGCGTCATCGCCCGCATCGATTCGCCGGTCTTTTCCAGTACAACCCGTTCGGCATTGATAATACCGAGTTGGCGGCGGGCTTCAAGATAGCCTTGTGAATAATCCGGCTGTAATCCTTTACGGACACGCTTCTGGATCATACCGACAGCCAGAGCGCCGTACTTGTTCAGCAGCCTTTCATTGCCGAGTATCTTGACTATATCCATTATTCTTCCAGGCTGATATCCGGTTTTTGCAGCGAGTCTTCGCCTTCTTTGACCGTTAATCCGGCCTTGGCAAAATCTTCCGGATGAATCGGCTTTCCCATTCGATAGGCATAATCCAGCATCTGCATAAATTTGTATCCGTCGCTGGCCATGTCAAGATTGAATTTAATCCGCGGAGCGTCGATTTTCCGAAAGTTCGGAAAGTTGAATTGCAGTAAGGGATAGATAAGTTGATTGTTGAGCGTATTCGTCAGAGCATTACAGTCGGCTCCGATCACCCGTCCGAAGCCTCCCTGGTGAACGGTTGCGGTTGCCAGGTTGCCATGTTCCGCCGTTTCTGTGGTGGTGGTCTGTGACAATACACATTTCGAGATTTCACGGTTTGCGGTATCAATCAGCGACTTATATATATCGGCGGTGGCGTGTCCTTTGGTTTCGAGAAATTCTATCATTGCATCGGTACTGATCACGGCGCTGGCATCCGTTCCCATACTGATCAATTCCGATTTTAGCGCCCGGATATCCGCATCGGGAGTTCCGGGTTCGTACTTTCCGACCCTCACAGGCATTCCGTAGATTTCCGTATGCCGTGCCCAATTGCGAGCGGCAAAATCCGTGAACAGATACCAGTTCATCGCCGGTTGCAGTGCCGCAAAGGGTTTGCCGTTATAGAGATTCGGAGCGTGGATGATATATTTCCAAGGCTCCAGTTCTGTATTTTCTCTGCCCGAATCGCCCAGCATTTTCAGGCGTCCGTCCTGCCAGATGAAGTTTTCAACAATCGGCTCTTTGTATTCTTCAACATACCAACGTGATCCGTCAGCCGCCCATTTCAATTCAAGCGGCTTGCAGCCAGTGAAGATACCGGCAATCAGATCGGCAATCAGCGAACGTATGTCCATTTCTTCAAAAATTTCATCAAGAAAATCAACCTGTTTCTGCACGGCTTTTTTATCGCGCGCCGTAATGAAGTGATCTATTGCGAGAATTGCCTGCTTGCGGCTCTGGGTCACCGCCTGAACATGCGTATTATTGGAAATCATCGTGCTGATCACGCGCTGAATTGGCCCGAGGTATCCGGCATTCCATGAACGAATCGCCGCCTGAACGTCATCGGTTTTCATTTCACCGTAAACATAGGTGGATGATTGCACTTTTGTATTGTAGCCTGACCAGCTCAGAAGTTTTTTGCTGAATTTTTGCAATAATTTATTGGCCATTATAATCCTCTTTTCTTCACCGATTGATAGCCGGTGCCGTGAACATTGCTGTGCGGCATCATTGCCACAGCACCCGCCAGACAGTCGGGACCGTCATCGTGGGTTTCGTCGCTCGTTGCTTTCCGACGCGCCGGATCCCAAAATAAGAATTGATTTCTCAAAAGCACCTGATGCGGTTCCCTGAAGTCGAATTTGATTTTGCCGCGTTCAATCACCCCGGATAAGCCCTCAATGCGGAGTTCTTTTGGTATTTTTTCCTCAACTTTCCTGATCGGCAGATGATAGCCGTGACGCTCCGCACCGGCGTCATAATCCGCGAACAGCAATTCCTGCCATAAGTCTTTCGGAATCCCGACTATCGGAATGTTGTATTCTTCTTTGATTTTGTAGGTATAATCCACCATTTCCGATATAGTGCAGCGCGACATGAAGCAATGCCGGACTAACAGTATATTATTGACGCCGCGTTCCAGAACTATAAAACAGCGGAAATCGCTGGACTTGGTTTTGCCGAAAGCAGGATCGAGTCTCAGTATCCGCTGGGTCTTGCCGCGTTTTACGTCTTTTGAATCGAATTGCAGAAACCATTCTTCTTTGAATTTATCGCCGGGATGGATTGGTGCCTGCTGCCATTCACCGCTGAAATTTGCGCTGCCGATCTTATCCCGGACGTCAAGCAGGTACTTCATCGAGAACCGGTTCCATTGCGGGCGGCCCTCTTCTAAAACTTCCGGCGCCTTGTCGTAGCTGCCTTTCCGTACAATAGCCGGGAAGATGCGCCGCTGAACCTGGTATTGCGAATCGTGCAGCAGTTTGTCTAAGGCAATTCCCTTACTGTGAAGATTACCCATGATCATCATCATGCTCTTACGGTCCATTCGGTTATAGACTTCTTTCAGAAGTTTTTCGATATCCTCTTTCACGTTGTCGGGGTTCTTAGAGCGTTTCTGACCGTCGATATCCTCTGCCACGATCAAGTCGGGGCGATGTTGACGCTGCCTAAAGCCACGGATCGGCATCTTCATCGACCGCGCCCAAAATCTCAGCCCGGCTCGAATGGTAAAATCATCGCCTTCCCATTTTCCGACGATCCGCTGATCTCCGTAATCGGCTATTAATCGCTCATTAATTTCCAGTTCCAGTTTTACAAATTCGAGATTGTTCCGCGCCAGATCGCCGGTCTCGGTGATATTAATATAGAATTTCTTCATTCCGTGCAGCCCCATCCAGAGCGGGATGAACTGCGAAGCGTGAACGGTCTTGGCATGTTCCGGCGGTCCGGCAAAAACGGATATATGCTTATCAGTGCGCTGCATTTCACGTAATATATAACGGTGCATAAAGCAGAACTCGGCGTCGATATAATGCGGGAAGTAGGTGGAAAACCAGAAAAAATAATCACGCTCAGCCTGTTTTTTTCGGGCGCATTTGTCTTTAGCAGGCAGCGGCAGAGCCTCTGACATGATCAACGAAGCCATGTCATGTAAGCCCTGCTCAAGCTGTTTTTCCGTCCTGATCAGGCGGATGTTTCTGCTATTATATAATTCATTGTACTTCACGTCTGAATATAGAATGTCTCGAACATTCATTCAGACAATTTTGAGTAAGTTACAAAAAAAGCCCCGACGAATCAGGGCTTTTTATCAATGTCAAGTCGTAAACGGAGTTCAGAATTTATAACTGAGTTGCGCTCCGCTCTCGGTCGGCTGGAGTTCTACTGTTTCAAATGCCATAATAGTATTTACGATTCCGGCAATTAGATATATAGTCCCGTATTTCTGGCATTCTTCCTTTAGATCACCCTTTATTTCATATTTATCAATAGTGTTAAACTCCCTAAAAGACAATGTAAAAGCGATCACACTCACCGGCAGCATCTTATAGTTTATTTTTAATTCCGACATTTCCGATTTCTTAGAAATACTGAAGTTTAATTTCTGGGTGGCGGCGACGCCCGGATCGAATTTACCCGGTTCAATCCGGTCTATAGATGAAAGATTGAAATTATTCCGGATTAGTTTGCCCGCATGGAGATACTCCACGGTGACATAACCGCCGGCCCGGCGCACTTCCCTGCAATTCTTCAGCACATCGCCGTTCTTAAAATACAGCGTATCAGCCCCGGCGATGGACATTAACAGCACGATAATCATCAGCATTCTTTTCATAACATCCTCCGTTTATAATTAACTTAATTAGTAGTTATTTGCCTTTTAAAATAAAAGTAAATCTCAGTTACTCCGCATAATTCCCATCCTTCTTTACCCATATAGTCAAGATATTTTTCACGCCATTTCCCATCAAATTTAGAATCTGCATATTCAGATATTGGTAACGCGGTTTGATTTACTTCAAGGTATTCCCATTTTTTCATAACATCCTCCGTTTTTTTTGTTAATTTATTCATTAATTTAAGAAATAAAAATATAGCTCTGCATGGAGCGGATCCCGATTAATCGGGACCGCTCATGCCAGTATTAGGCTTCATTGTAACAGTCGCAATTTGGCTGAGAAACGACTCATCACATCTTATACATATTTCAGGGTCTTCATTTTCATCTTCATTGGTATCACAACAATCTTTACACCATACCTCGTTACCCATCCACCACATATATTCTCCGTCATCTGGTATTCTGTTGCATTTATCACATTGATAAATTCTTTGTGTTATTCTGTGTCCCATATTTCCTCCATTCAGCTTAACAAATCATTTTAATATTTGAAAACGGTGTTCTGAAATTTGATATTTTTAAAAACCTCAATATCCTGCTCTGCAATCTGTTTAAGAAGGTCCTTCATGTCTTGATCTTTCAGTACTAACAGGGTCTTATAATAATCACCGGAAGCCGTTATTCTCCACGATACGAACCTGCCTTCCGTGCTTTCCATTCTCGTGATTATATACTGCATTACTTCACCTCTCTAATATCGTTAAACTTCAACCTCGCACTCTCATCCAGCGGCGTCACCTCACAGCGCGCTACCGTCAGACAATCACCTTTGACAGTCGCATACGCCGGCTGGATGATCAGCCTGCCCGCAAGCAGCTTTACGACGCGATACTTCTTGTCATTATATAACACCCACTCACCGATTTTCATATTTAATATCCTCCATAAAATTCATAATAAAGCGCCTGTAGTTTATCTTCTCCCTACCGGGATTAGACACCAGCCAGAGATAAGCCTTATTCAGTTTGCGATCGATATGGCCATTATTATACTGGCTACATAAAACGACCAGGAAAGTAAGATCGATCGGAGGCTTAGACTTTCCGAAAAAGCGATTCCGGCGAACCTTCCCGAGTATCTTTAGCACATCCGCTTTCTTGACGTCAGTCCAAACATCCCATATCTCCCGTTCAGAAGAATGCAAACCCTCAATGTCAGCCCGATATTTCTCTATTATTTCATCTTGCATTCTGCGTTTTTCATTTTGTATTTCTTCATCGGGCGGAGTCTGCTCCGCCATCCGGGATGCAAACTCCTGAAATTTCTGCAAGCCTTTTTCCAAGCCCTCTGATATATGCTTAGATTCTGCCATTATCGCACGACCTCAATTATACCGGCAGTCAGCAGCAGCGGAAGCGCCATAATACAAGCCAAGAGAAAACCCAGCCCTATTAACGTCCAGCAGGCAATTCCGAAAAGGTCTGTAAGCCAGTTACCTTTATAGTTGTATGTACAATTCTTGCAATTTTCCGGCGATTTACCGGGACATTGATAACTATCCTCTTGTCTTAATATGCAATTAGAAAACATGATCACCCCACTATTTTATAATAGTTTAGTATAAGGTATAGCATTATTCCGGCTATATCAAATGCAATATCCATGACGTCGGCTCCCCGCTGATCGAGTATCATGTCGATGATTCTCCGGGCGGTTTTTGAAAGTTCATAGCGGACATAGGAATAGATGAAATCAAAGCATTCCCAGCATATCCCAAGAATCAACGTCTGTGCCCACGATAGCCCCAGCGTCATCAAGAAATAACAGCCTAATAGATGCACGATACTCCAAGCATCAAACCTTCTCGTCAATTCAATCTTATTCGGCATCATCTTCCTCTTTATATATTCCCACAGCCATCAACTGTATATCCGCCCAATCTTTGCACTCCGGGTTCTGAGCAAAATGCTGACACAATCCACCCCAGGTATAAAAAGTCATTCCACATAGCGGACACCTGAAATTGCCCAGCCTCAACTTTTGTGTCTTATTTTTCATTACATACTCGAAAAATTAAGGTTGACGGTTCTGAATTTTCCTCTTGAATCATCACGAATCCGGATATTCAAATACTGTCGGGTGCCTGTGATGCTGATTGCTTCACCTATCATCTCCATTGCCCTTTTCCATTTTGCATTTCGTATATTGATCTCTCTCAATTTTAAGATTGCTTGAGTATTGACTTTGCCTTTTTTATCGACCTCGAAAGCCTTATTTACGATAACACAAAGATTCTTGTTTGCGCCTTCACTCCATTCGTTTATACATTCATTGATCAACTGTTTAGCTATCTGAAGTTTTTCATCGAATACTATAATGTCATTCATAGAGAATTCAACTTGTTTATCACCACTGAAATTCGTAAGGCAGAGATTGCCTTTACCCTCAAGTTTGACGCCGGTCTCTTTTTCGACGGCGTCTTTATACTTCATGACCCTGCCGATAATTTTCTTCTTGAGACCCTTCATGCGCGCCTCCATTGCCAGAGCCTCTTTCACCGCCATCTCCACCTCATGATCACGCTTACGGTCAAGCGGTTTCACATATGTTTGCGGAACTGCTTGCCCTCTCGGATCGATCCAGTTCCCTTCTTTGTTTTTAATAGCCATCTTATTCCTCCTTCTTTTAATTAGTAAAATTCGTGTAATTCGTAGTTGTTTTCCTCCCCTGCACCTCTGCTCCCTTGCACTTCAGCGCTCCATAAAACGCTCCCAGTCCCGCCCAGGCATAGAACATCACGCTCCCAGCGAAGTCGTTTGTCGCCAGGTACAGAAAGAAATACCGTACCGCTGTGATCATAAGAATAATCGCAGCGCACAATAATAATAATGATACAAGCAATTTTCGTTTCATATTTATTTCCTTCCTATTAGTGTAATTAGTAGTTAAAATTTTCATATCGCCATCACGATTTGATTATGTTTTCCTATTCTCGGAGACGCCGGTTTATGACAGCACTTCTCAAAGTCGATTTCATTGTGCGGCGTCAGCAACCGGTATTCCCAATGCGCTGAATTTCCTTTAACCGTCCTGCTCTCGAATTTCAACCCGCCAAGCCGCGCCATTTCGTTTTTGCGCTGATTCCACGACCAGCCGAATTTCTCAGTCATTTCCGCTCCGCTATGCCACAATCCATCCGCCATGTGCCAGAGCACCCGTTGCTTTTGTGTTCTCATTCCTCACCTACCCAACGATGTATGCAATTATAGCCGCCCCGGTGAATCCAGACCGGTTCCAGGTTGTTGTTTGACATTTGATTGATTTCAGCGCGTGTATATACATTACCGAGATGTGCGAGACAAAACGGGCGGGTATGTTCCGTCATTAATCCGGCGTAAAAGAATTTTTCAATCCCGGCAATGTCGTATTTTTCCATATTTGTTGCGGTGCAATAGCCGCTCATAGCCGTCCGGCTGAGCGTATCACAATGCCGCGCCGACATGCCGCTGCGCAGTGCCAGTTGGTCCCGTAGCCATTTTCGATTCTGTTCACGAATGATCGCTTCCTCTACAACCTTCTGAAAGCGCATCACATCTTCATCGGCAACATTCTTAAAGCGATAGGTATCCTGCTCACGGATTCGTTTCAGGCGTTTTACAACGGGATCCGGAAACTTCTGACTGTCATAGTCCGACCATGCTTCCAGTACGTGCTTTTCTAAGGTGATCTGTTCATTGCGAACGCCGATGATCAGATCATTGAATCCCGCCCGCCTCATGGCATTCCGCCAGATAGCAGAGTTCGATTCTAATTCAGATAATGTATATCTATCAAGCAATCCCCAACTGATATTACGCAACGCACGCCCGTAAACTTTATCGGATTTCAGACGGCTATCTGTGCTGTTTTCTAATATCTTCTGAACTTGCCGGTCAACGGTTCTTAGACTCATATTCCGTTCTTTCCTGTTGTTGGGTTCTGTAAACAATATCTTTAATGCGGATCGGCGACAAATAATATTTTGGTGAAAGCAGTTCGCAGATTTCATCTACTTTCATACCCTTTGCCTGATAGTGCTCGAATTCTTCTCTGATTAATCGATATTTGCGTTTTATTTGTATCGATATCAATTTTTCTCCCGGCGATATTTAGAAACTGCTTCCATTCCGTTGATTACCTTTGTCGCCTCACTGCGGCTAAGGTTCTCGATTCTTTTCATATATCCGATCTGCTTCTTTATGAATTTTAAAATTTCATAACCGGTCCACTTTAATTCATGATATCCGAGCCGGTATATATTCGATATTTGCAATGCCGTAAGCCCGTTCACCGCTTGGTTGCGTTCGCATAGATCGTGATAGAGCTTGCACAGGTCTTCATCGCTCAATTCCAGTAGGCTATCCACATCGGCTGCCAACCGGATCTCGGTGTGTTTCATTCCGAGTTTGTTCGCAACGCCATGAATCTTGCGAATCATTTCTTTTCTATTAATCTTTTTCATTGTATCCCTGCCGGTGTTTTTTGTCGTTGATATTTTGTGTTTCTGTTATAATAGACCGTCGGTCTGCGCCTTTTGATACGCGTTGAGTCATATTTCCAGAAGCCGCACTCCGGACAGATATACCCGTCCATTCTGCTGTAACGCAATATGATTAGAAATTCTATCATTATCGTATTACACTTTGAACATTTCATCATCAATCCACAAACATATATGTGCTTACATCCTCGATTATCTCTACCGTCAATTCAGAGTCCTCTTTTTGAGCATATTTCAAGCCAAATTTCAACATCTTATGGACCGTCCGCAGGCTGTTCCCGTTGCGGTGCATTGTTTTCCAGCAATATTCCTGAATCTCCCTGTCGGTTATGCCTGCTTCGCTGCAAAGCGCAAACACATCGCTCTTTTCGGGTTCCTGAAGTTCAATCCAGATTCCCATTCGCGAAGTGATCTGTGCGAAGATTTCTTTATTGCGTTTGCCACGAATATCCGATTTCAAGCGCGGCTGACCGACGAAAAACACCGGCGATCCGGTCATATCATGTATCTTCCGGGCAACTTCCAGCGATTCAATCGACAGAAATTGCGCTTCATCGATAATTATCATATCGTCTCTGCCTTCGCGATTATCCAGGATATTCTTCATTGTATGATACTTATTCCTTAATATCTGGACCTTCAGCGCATCGGCAATTGCGTATATGATCCCATCCCGGATGATCTCGGGACCCGCCGTCACTAATATTGTTTCGGGATACTGCTCTACATAATACTTTACGGTTTCGGTTTTGCCGTTACCGGGGAACCCCCAGGCTATTCCCATCTCCCGCATGGAATGACAATAGCTCAGACCAGCCAGCAACTCCTTGGCGATACTCGTCTTCACAAATCCGCCCATATTATGGCTCTTGCGGCGTTCGGATTCCCGTAGCAGATAGCGTTCAACCTTGCGCTCAATTGCCGGTACATCGCCCGGATACTTATCATTCAAAAATTGATTCATGCACGTCTGGCTGATGCCCAGCGCCTTGGCGATTTTGTTCTGCGAAATGTGATTCATTTCCATGAATCCCTTAAGTTTGTCTCTCGTTTCCATAATAACTCCCTCTTTATAATATTGTCATTTCTTGTTTCTGCATTATTTGCAGGATATTCTTGCGTTGAGCAACATATTCCTCAGCGGATTTACGCCGTATTTTCTTCTGTTGCCCGACGATCTGATGCAGGCTTTTATTGTTACTGAGAGCAGAGGCTTTCCCGCGCATCGGCGCTTCAAAAAGAAATCGGTCTTTAGCATCATACACCAAAATCGAAATCACATTTCCGCGCTCATCAATATTCCGCGGATCGAAGCGGATTCCTACTTTTTTACCTTCAAGATTCACCATTCCTGGATGATAATACCAGTTCTGACGTTTGAACTTGAAATAGATTCCCTGTGAATGTACCCGGTGCAGCTTGGTATCCGGGCGCATCAGCAGCAGCTGTAGATCATCGGGATTGATCAGCGGGCGTGGCTTATAACGCTCATCCCAGACCATTTCCGGCGATTTTCCGCCCAATCCGCCGTGTTTCCGGTTATTGTACTCCCACATTATTTCGTCAAGCCGGGCTTCCATTTCCCGGAAATTCGGTATTTTGTCCAGTTTAATTTTGTACTTACGACCGCCAGCCGCCACAACCCCCTTGAATTCCTCCGGACGTTCTATCACATTAGACCCTACATACCCGTAATATCGCCGTTCAAGATTGTGGATCGTGCGATGTGCGGGTTCGATTGGCTTCGCTTTGGCGTTATAAGGCAGCGCAAAGATCACATTCATATTGAATCGCTGATAAATACCGCGCACCACAACTTCATCGATCTCTTGCCGGTACTGGTTGTACTGTTTTCCGCTTGCATCTATGCCGGTGAACATTTTACTCTTATAATCCCTGCCATTATCGATATAGACGTTCTGAGCGATCCCGTATTTCAAGATCGTGTAGTATAATGCCAGGTTGATTGTATCCTGCGACGGCATCGTTGAAAGCACCCAGCCGAGCGCCTTCCGCGTTCCTATATCCATCCACCAGGTCACCCAGGGTCGGAATAGAGTTCCCTTATCCGACATCATAAACATATCCATGCGATAATGATCTGAATTGATCAATTCCAGCGGCTCAAGTTCATTAAGATTCCGCTCAATGTAAGGATTGCTGTCATCAAAAGCCCTCTGACCATGACAAAAAAGCACCTTTACCGGGTTCGGTATCTCCTCAAATGCCCGTAGAAAGGTCTGATAACTGACCGGCTCCTGGTTGATTGTGTCGCAAAACGGGATATAATCGGTCTCGTAGATCGTTAGGCTCTTCGGTTTATTCTGATTTAACATTAATTCACATATATACGCCTGTTGTTCCGGCGTCATTTTTCGCCTGCCTTCACGACGTAGATGCGCATGGTCCGCGAGTCCCGGCAATCCGTATTTTTTATAATTCTTTTTCCATGTGAAATATGTCGAGCGGCTGATCTGAAATTTTTTCAACACGTCCGGCAGGATATACCCTTTACGCTTCATCTGCTCTATACCATTTATAATATGTACGCGCGCGTAGCAGAGATCCCGTTGCCGTTCCGTCAAATCACTCAAAGTCATATTGATACTCTATTAATTGCCGATTAAGCGCAGGTCCGCATGGTATATATATATGAGATACTTCGCCAAATGCGGGATGTTTTATGTAGCCGGGGAGAGGATTTTTCGATAATAATATACGACTACTTATTCTTTTTGTCCGCGGTCCCCAATAGCCACACCATAAACCAATAATGCAGCGTTTTATTATTTCCCAAATATTTAGAGATCTAAATGAAACTTCCTCTTTTGTATAGAAAGGCGGAATTTCAAGAAAATGATTCTTAATAAATTCTTCATCTTTCATTAATTTTTCCATTATTAATTGCCGATTATTTGTGATGCTTCTTTGATCAAATCGCGCAGATGTTTGATTTCAGCGGTAAAAACAGGATCTGTGGCCGTCAAATCAGCGTTGCGGACGATTTCAATCACAGTTTTGATTTGTTCAGACAGGCTCTGGATTGCCTTTACACGGGCTTCCGGCTTCTGGCTGTCTAATAATGCTTTGTATTTTATACGCATTGCACGGTTTTTTTCCTGTTCTTCAGAGAGATATGTCCGCGCTATATCCAGTTCCGCCGCCGTTTTTTTCTTTTCGTCAATCAATTCCGCCTTTTCACGAATCGAAGCCTGGTCTATCGTCTCCCGCAGCGATGTGTTTTCCTTCACCATATATATGATCTTATCCCGGACGTTCTCACTTGCCGATTCCGGCGACATAATGAAATCGATAACCTCTTTGCGATAATTGTCCGGCAGCCGCTTTACCGCGCGAATGTCACGGATCGGGATATTGAGTTGCTCCAGCTTGTTTGCAATCTCTTCCCCGAAGTACGCCATATTGCCGAGATGCTCTTTTACTGTGCCATAATTCATTCCGATTAACTCACAAAACGCCGGAAATGATGGTGCAAATTCTAATAGATCTGCGTTTTTATTACGGTATGCTAATTGAATTTTGTAGAGTTGTGAGTATTGCAAACCGCGGTTAAAAAGTTCAATAGTATCTGCATACTGAATCATTCCAATTAATTTGTAGATATCATTTTTGGAGGTGACGTCACCTTGAGAAAAAACCTTTGTCGTCGAGAGTGTGTTATTTATTACTTCGTTTTTCAAGGTGACGTCACCCTGAGTCTTACTTTTCGTCATCTTTAACCTCCAATTTTAAGTTTTAATTCTGTCTCTTTTTTCTGTAGTTTAATGATTTGTTTTTGCACTCTGACCAGATCCAAATAGTCCAACTCTTTCGGATCCACAAAACCGCCGCCCACGCTTTCGCACAAAAACCGGATAGCCGTAAAATCATGGCATACCACGGTAGCGGCACCCAGTACTGCCACCGGAATCCGGCAGTCAACCTTCGATTCGCCGGTGTAATTGTCCAGCATACTTTTGCTCACTTCATAGTCAACCGCCTCGGAAATCAAAGCGGCGATCTGGTAACGTGACAGGTTCACCTTCCGAAACATAGCGGACAGCTGCCCTTTCACTTCGTTTTCAATCGCCAGGCTGCCGATTTCGGGACCATCCCGCAAAAGACTAACCTGGTTTGGATTGGTTTTCCTACTACTCATTGCCCCTCCGTAGTTACTCGTTACCACGAATATTAATTAATGTTAGAAATTGATTGCCAGATCCGTCCCCCTTACCTTTATTATAGGTGTTTGAAAAACGGAATAAATTATTTAACTTTAAATTTAAAGAGATTTTTGACATTAATTTTCCAAAATCTGAATCTGGCGCGGCAGGTTCTCTATATACACAAGAACTTTTTTAATGTTATATCGCCGGTTCAGAACACCGGAAACCGCCTGGGGCGTCATCTTGCAGTCCTTTGCAATCTCTTGCCCGGTCTTGCCGTTTAGATTTATAATAGCTTTTAACTTGACCCTATCGCGGACTTTGTCGCCGGTCAGTAGTTTTGATTTGATTGCCATGTGAACTCCTCTGTGATTTTTTAAATAACTATACAACTAAAGGAAATATACTTAACGGGTTGTTAAGTGTCAAGGGAATAATTAAGATTTTGTTAAGTAATTTAAATATAGAAGATATACTGACGAGAATAAAAGAAATTGAAGGAGTTAAAACCTTCAAAGAAGTTGCCAATATATTAAGTGTTTCCGAGGTAAATATTTCACAATGGCGAAAACGAGGCAGTATCCCATATGAAAAATTAATAGAATATTGCAAAAATAAAGATATCGTTTTGGATTGGTTAATAACCGGGCGCGGCGCTATGCGCATTATACAAAGCAGCCCCAAGCAATATGCCATAGTGAACATACCGCCGGGGCTTACCCGTGAAGATATAGAAGATTATATGAGGGCTACCACGAAGAATGAAGCGCTTATAAAAGAAAAGGATCTATTGGATCAGAAGATTATACGCCTGGAGCAGGCGCTTGCTGAGATGAATGAAGAAGATCGAAACCGGATACTGAATGGTTTCCTATTAATCCTCGGCGCCATTTAGATCACCGCGTTTATAATATTTGTTATAGAACGCTCACCCTATTACATGCCCTATAATCATTTATCAATACCTAATTATGAATAGCCAAATATACAAAGTAGTCCAGTTTAATTTTATAAAAAACCCAAAAACTCAAAAAGTAGTCCAGTTTAATTTTATATATTTTTAATCCACAAACACAGTATTAGTATATGTTATTTAACCGTTTACACAATACCCACAATATTCACAAAAGTCCAGTTTAATTTGATACCCTATAGCATTGGATCAAGCCGCGATTAATACTGATATTCAGCATTCGTTCCGGTTCTTCAATAAATATGCCGGACAGATTTATCCCGCACAATCTACAAAGGCATTTATTGCACTGCAT